CGGTGGTGTTGGCTTCGATGGACTCACAGGTGGCGTTGTAGGCGGTGACGGTGAGAAACCTGCCCCAAGCATCCGTCAGCAGGCATTGCTGGCCGATGAAGCCGGTCGGGCCGTAGAGGCTGACCGGTCCGCTGCCGAGCATCAGGCAGCGTCGGCCGCGGCGGGCGGCGGGGATGCCCGATCGGCCGACTTTGGCGACCACGCTGCGATTGTCGGCGTGGCCGATCTTGATGTGGCAGAGCTGCTCGCCGGTGACCGTGGGCGCGTTCAGCAGCTCCATCGGTCCGAAGAGGCCCGACTGGACGGTCGAGCCGCCGTAGGGGAACGCTCGACGGTGCCAGGTGGCGATGACGTTGACGTAGGCGAGCGAGACGCCACTGATCTGGGCCGGTCCGATCTTGCCGGCGGGTAGCGGGTCGAGTAGGACGCAGAGGATGTAGTTGCGGTTGGCGTCGCCCAGGCCGGTGGCGGTGATCCAGGGATGCTCGCGGGTAAGCGTGGTCAGCAGTCGCGTCTTGGTCACGGCCAGCACGTCGCCGCGGCGTTTGTCGGTCCCGGAGGCGTTGCGGACCATGATCACGTCGGTTTCGACCGGCTGCTGGCGTTCCGGGGGCCGGTCCGAGCCACGCTGATACGCGGCGACCGCGGCTGCAGTCGCGTTGTGCTCGGCGGCGGTGGGCGGTTTCCAGGTCTGTTTTGGTCGAACTTTTCGCATGTCAACTCCAACCGAAAACGGACGAATAGACCTTGTGCGGCCGGGGGCGGATGATCTCGATGTATTTCAACTTCTTGGCGGCGTGGGTCTTGCCATCGCTGTTGGTCTCGGCGGCAGGCTGGTAGACGGGCGAGACGACATCGAAGCCGCTCTTGCTGGCGATCGTGATGCCGCCGACAACGAGGTTCGTCACGTTGGGGCTGGACTCGAAGCTGTAGCTGGCCGTCGCTTCACACTCGGTTTGCGAGAAGTTGCCGCCCATGTAACGCAGCTCGCCGGGCTGGTAGCCCAGGAACACGTCGGCGTTGGGATAGCCGCGGAGCGTGCCGACATTGCGGATGTACGCGGCGTTCAGGAACGCCTGGGGATGACGGTACATGACGGTGAAGCGGTCTTCGGCCACGGGTACTTCGCAGCCGGTCACCTCTTCGCCATTCCAGAAGACGCCGCCAGAATTAGGGCATGAGTCCACTGGGTAGCCGGCGATCCGTTCCCCGGCGGTGACGTGGACGTTTCCCACAGCCTGGTCCACGGTGATCTGGTACGTGCCCGTCTGCCGGTTGACGGGCGAATAGGTCACGCTGATGTCGTAGTGCTGGGCGTAGACGTTTTCGTGCAGCTGGATCGAGTTCCAGAACAAGGTGCCCATGTCGGTGCCGTAGGTCGCATAGCCGCCGACGATCAGGGCCATCACTTGCGACGAAAGCCAGTCGAAGCAGTCGCCGCCGTGGAGGTACGGCAGGGTGCCGAGGACCTCGAACTTGCGCACGATCGTGAGGTTCTCGCGATCGAGCGTGAGGTCGGAGCCGGTTTTCAGGCGGAGGGTGAGGTCCATGTTAGGTGAGAGGTGTTAGGTGTTAGGTGAGAGGGACCCGTGGGCTGACGCCGCACGGCTCGCCGGGGGTGCTTCTATCCGTAGGTGAAGGCGGCTAGGAAACGTTCGTACATGGTCACGACTTGTTGGTTGCTGACGTCCTGTTTGCGGCTGAGCAGGCCCAGTTCGCGGAGGGTCTTGGTCATGTCGTGGATCGAGGTGGCGATCTTCTCTTGCGGGCTTCCGCCGCTGCCCATCTGCCCGGCTGCTTGGGCGGCGGCCGCGGAGTAGGTCGGGCCGAGAGCAACGGCGTGCTGCAGTCCTGCCACAGCACCGGCAGGACCAGCAGGCGAGCTTTGCGATCCAGTTGCGCCTTGCGTTCCCGCTGCGGATTCGGCCCCCATCGCGGCCTCGAAATCCGCGGCGTATTGGTCGGTTTGCTGCTGGGTTTTCAGCCGTGCAAATTCTGCTTCGGCTTCGGCAACGGAGAGTCCGGATTCGATCTTCGAGAGGAACGACTCGAGCGCTTCAGAAACGCGGCCTTCCCCAGCCTCATCGCCAGCTTTGGCAAGGTCGCTGCGGAGCTGGTCGGTGTAGGCTTTGACCGCCTGGCGGGCGTCGGCGAGAACGTCCACCTTCTGCTGCGGACCTCCGAGCGCGGCCAGATCGGCTTCGAGTTGCGTCGTGTCGAGACCTTCTTGCTTTCCCTGGGCGATAGCGTGTTCCAGGTTTCGCTTGTGGACTTCGCGGCGGGCTTCTTCCATCGCTTCGGCGCGTGCCTGTTCATCGGCCATGTCCACGCCGAGGATCTTGGACATGATCGCTCCGGACAAGCCGCCCTTGGCCGACTGTTCGAGCATCCAGTTGGCCATGCTCTCGACGGCTTGCTGCCAGATTTGGGGGATCAGGCCGGCGACTTCCAGGATCGTGTCGAGAGTCGCTTTGCCCCAGTTGTTCCACTGGTCGGTCAGGAAGCCGGTCACCTTGCCCCATGCCTTGACCAGGCCGTCGCCGATCTTGCCCACGGTGCGGAGGATCGTGGCGAAGACGTTGGGAAACGCCTTTTCGATTTCGCCCAGGCCCTGGAAGACGGCCAGCTTCATGCCGGCAATTGCGAGCTTTCCGGCCATTCCCCAGTCGCCCGCAGTGATCGCGTCCTTGACGGCGCCGAAGGTGCCCTTGAACGTTTCGACGATCGGGAGCACGGCGGTCACGAGACCTTGCCAGGCCGCGCGGCCGTGTTCGGAGAACTTGACCCAGGCCACGGCCCCGGCCACCACGCCGGCCGCGAGCAGGCCCACGGGAGACGCCACCGCGGCCACGGCCGCACCGATCGAGCCGAGCACGCCCAGGACCAGCGGGGCCATCGCCAGCATGGGGGCGAAGGCACCGCCGATGCCCATCGCCCCCAGCAGCCCGGCAGCTCCGACCAAGCCGCCGGCCGCGCCGCCGAGACGGCCGAGTCCCCGGCCCATGCCGCCGCCCATGCGAGCCATCGTGCCAACCAGGCCGGCGGCCGCGCCTCGCGCGGTTCTGAGAGCGTTGAAAAAACCGAAGACGCTGGCCCGCGCCGATCGGAACGCCACACCGGCCCCGGTGCGGACGCTGGCCCACGTCGCCTTGAGATAGGCCGGATCCAGCGAGGTTCGCAGCAGCTTGTAGAACGAGAACGCATCGGAACGCATCGCTCGGAAGGCACGCCCCGCGGCTGCGCGGATGTCCTGCCAAGTGGCTTTGAGATAGGCCGGGTCCGCCGTGGTCTTGATCATCGACCAGGCGCTCTGGGCCGCCGGACCGATCCCCTGCATGGCCTTGATGACAGCCGGGACTGACCGAGCTGCGAACATGGCGGTCTTCGCCGCTGCCGCCCCGACCCCGGCTCCGATCCGCTGGCCGATGGCGGCCCCGGCCGAGGCGGCTGCCGAGACGACGGGCAGAAACGCTGCGCGGGCGCCGGGCGCCAGTCCGGTGAAAGCACCCGCGGCGACCGATGCCGCGCGCCGCAGGGTGCCGCTGATGACGCCGGCCGCCGTCGAGGCCGCGGCTCCCAGCAGCCGGAACGGGAACGCGATCGTGTTGCCGATCCCGCGGGCCACAGCGCCGACAGCGCCCACGGCCATCGCCGCCGTGCCGAGGGCCACGGCCGCCAGCTTGGCGGACACGCCCAGGGCGATCAGGCCCGCGCCGGCCGCCACGAGCCCGGCGGCGACGGCGGCGGCCGTGAGCACGATGCCCTTGTGTTCCTTGACCCAGGCCATCGCTGAACCAGCGGCGTTTTCGACCGTCTTGGCCAGCATCCGCAACGTGGGGGCGAGCGTGTCGCCGATCTCCAAGGCGAGACCTTCCACGGCCGACATCATAATGCGGATCGAACCGCCGAGGCCGGAGTCCATCATGGCGGCGGTGGACTTGGCGCGGCCCGCGGCGTTGTCGATGGCCGCCGACATCTTTTCCATCTCGGCGACGGACGCCGAGAGCTTCATGCCCGCGGTCATGCCGCGCAGGTCGAAGACATCCTGGAAGAAGGCCAGTCGTTCCGAGTTGGGCATCTTGGCGGTGGCTTTGCCCAGGTCGATCATCACGTCGGCGATGGGGCGGAGCTTCTTGTTCGCGTCCACGGCATCGACACCGAGCGCCTTGAGTTTCTTCTGGGCGGCCGGGTCGGCGAAGGCGAGAATGGCCCTGCGAAAGCCGGTGCCGCCCATCGAGCCTTTGAGTCCCAAATTGGCCAACACGCCGAGCGCTTTGCCGGTGTCCTCGATCGAGAGCCCGGCGTCGGTGGCTACGGGACCGACATAGGCGAGCGCGTCGCCGAGGTCCTTGACTGTTTGAGCGGAGCTGTTCGCCGTGGTGGCGAGCACGTCGGCCACGCGGGTCGCTTCGCTGGTGGGCATGTTGAACTGCCGCAGGGCGGCACCGGCGATGGCCGCAGCCTCGGCCAGCGGGGTGGCGGTTGCGCGGCCGAGGTTCTGGATCGCTTCGGTGGACGCCATGATCTCTTGGGGATTGAACCCGGCGCGGCCCAGTTCGACCATCAGGCCCGCGATCTCGGAAGCGGTGTAGCTGGTGGTTGCTCCAAGACGTTTTGCTTCGTTGGTCAGCATTTGGAAGTCGGCGCCGGCCGCTCCGGTGACTCCGGCGACGATTCGCATCTGATCGTCGAAGTCGGCGAACCGTTTGCCGATCATGGCGATCGGTAGCGAGACGCTGGCCCCGATCGCGGCCATCGAAGCGCCGAGGCTCTTGACGGAATCGCCGAACGCGGAGAGCCGGGTCGAGGCGGCTTTGAGCGCCCCGGCGAGTTGGCTTGTCAGCTCGTTGCGAAGGTATAGCCGCACGAACGCGCGGCCGGCCTCGATGTCAGCCCTGCTGGCCATGCTGTTTCATCCTTTCTGCTACCAGTTTGCGTTCGGCTTCCAGGTCCGCCCGCGCCTGACGCATCGCGGGCGTGTCCGGCAGCGGGTAGGACTTGTAGACGGCAACTGATCCGCGTTTGACGAACTGTTCCACGTCGAATTTGTCCTGCGTCCAGATCGTGAAGCGGACGTCGAGAGCGAGCTGCCGCTGCCGCTCGCGCCGGGCGTGGGCCATCAGCCACAGGACCCTCAGCGAGAGTCCACGAGCGGGGACTCCGCACTCGCCGGCGAGGCGGTGGCAGAGGTCGGCGGGGTGTTCTCCTGGCCAGATGCAGACGCGGCGTCCGCGGAAATCGGCGAATCGGTAGACGCCCTGGCCTCGTCCACCAGCTGCTGCTGGGTCATCGCATCCAGCCGCATGAAGGCTTCGGCCAGCGGCAGGATCTTCGTGGCGTTGTCCAGGCCGATCAGGTTCAGCTGGTCCGTCTGCGTCTTGCTCGACCGTCTCTTCATCAAGCTCGACTGCATCTCGGACCATTCGCTCGCCGGGAAAAAATCGGCACCCTCGTCAAGCAGCGCCTCACGCCCTCGCGGGATGGCATCGCCGCGAACCAAGCGGGCGAAGGCTCGAGCGGTCACTTTATGAGCCCGGATTTCCTCGCCGCACAGGACGGCGAGCACGCGGCCGACCGCGGCGGCATCGGTGGCGATGGCCAGCCAGCCGCCGGCGGAGATGTCGGCCAGGTCAATTCCTGTCTCGCGTTTCACCTCCTCGATCGCAAAGGCGTCCAGTTGGACTCGCCATTCGTTGCCATCGAGATCCCGAAAAATTGACATTGAAAATCCTTCCCGATTACGGTTGTTGTTGGCGATCATCACGCGGAGCGTGATGGCTACATTACGAATTGATGCCGGCCAGGATGTAGAGTGTTCCGGCTGAGGCGCTGTCGTGCGAGGCGGCGCCGTGGGTGATGCGGTTGCCGCTGAACAGGTTGGTGTCTCCGGCGTCGATGTTCCAGATCTTGCTGCAGCCGCCGTTGGCTTTTTCGTGAACGAGGTCGAGTTCCTCGATCGAGGCGTTGCCGGCGTCCTGCAGGTCGAGGTGGGCCTTGGCGCCGGTGTCGGAGGGGTTGCGGTAGAAGATGCCGATGACCTGCAAATCGTCGCCGTCGAAGTTGACTTCGATGGGCGTCTGCTTGACGACGGTGCAGGCGGTGTCTTTCGCCGGGAGAGCGTCACCGGCTCCGCCGTTTAAGCTGACGACGTTGCCGCTGACGCTGGCGAGCATTCCGAAGCGGACGCCGCCGTCCCAGTGAACGTCCACCAGGTCGCTGGTGAGGATGCCGTGGCCGGTCGAGAGGGTGGCTTCGCCGGTGTCGTCATCGGTGCGCGTGGTGAGCGAGCCGGTCTTGGCGGCGGCCACGGCAGGCAGTTCTTTCTCGACGGCCACGATGCCGGTGAAGTCGACCACGGCGGCGGCGTCTTGGAACGAGTATCCGGGGAACGAGAACGAGCGGATGTCTTGGGCGCGGGGCATGGGTTGTATCCTGGGGGGCGTTGGGGCGGGTGGCGGCGTTGGTTGGTGAATATGGCCTTCGGCCAAAGGGGGTCGCGGGGGTTGCGGTCCTAGGGCGTTGCCCTAGGCTACGGTGGATTGTGGCCTTCGGCCAAAGGGTGAATCGTGGCCTTCGGCCAGAAGCCATGCGGCACTTAGGTCCAGGCGCGGCCGTAGGCGCTGGTGGGGTGCAGCTCGAATTCGATGACCTGGCCTTCGGCGATGGGGCCGGGGGAGCTGTAGCGGAGCCAGAAGTCGCCGTCGCGGGCGGTGGCGCCGCCGTTGTGCCGGACGAACTTGAACGCCTTGCCAACGCGGGGATTGGCGTCCGCGGCGGCCAGCAGGGCGGCCATGTGCGTGTCGCCGTCGTGATAGGTCATGGAGAACTTCGGGGTCGCCGCCGCCTTGACGGGGTATTCGTCTTGCTGCGGCATGGTTACGCCGTCTCCGCGGGTGGGCAGGTCGACGTATTCGTCCTGGTTGCCGCCGGGATCGATGTCGACGATGTTCTTGTCGATCAGCGTGGCGGCCGTCGAACCGGCGGCGCCGTAGTACACCATGAATTCCCAGGCAACGCGTTTCTTGGACATGGGTGGGGCTCCTTGGGGTTGGTCTTTTGCGTGGCACGGCCTACTTGTTGGCCGTGTTGATGCGAAGACACGGCCAACGAGTGGGCCGTGCCACACTTGCGGCTGGACGCGTCAGGAAATCGAGGACTTCCAGGACGCTTTGAATCGTTTCGATGCTGCTGCCAGCGCGGGGGCCATGAAGGGCCGCGCGGGGATGTATCGCTTGGTTCCTTTTTTCTTGCCTCGGAAGGTGCCGCCGCGCTCGTGCATGGAGCCGAGCCAGGGCGGCCGGCCGCCGCGGCGAATGGCCGAATAGGACGGGCCGACGGTGACGTTCGTTTCGTCTACGGAGTAACGGATGGACCGCCGCAGCTTGCCTTGGTGGGCGTGCGGCGGGGTGCCTGGCCGGGATGCTTTGGGCGCGAAGATCATCGACTCGATCGCCGCCTTGCGGATGCTGGCCGCGGCGTGCGAGAGGCTGCGGAACGCGCCTTTCTTGGCCGCGCTGTTGACCGCGCGCATCCGCTCGAAGATCTTCGCTTCCACTCCGATCGCGCCTCTGCCCATCAGTAGTCCTCGTCCGTGTGGTAGGCCACGCGCACGGTGCCGGTGACCTGCCGTAGCGTGGTGATGTGTTCCCAGTGCCAGTAGGCGCCCAGGCCGTTGGTGATCTCGGAATCCGCTCGTTTGTCGCCCGGCTCGACGTAGACCGCCAATACGCCGTCCGGCAGCAGCAGGTCTTGATGGTCGGGGTGGGCGAGGTAGTCGTCGATTTCTTCGATCAAGGAGACCGTCGCGTCGGCATTGGTCAGGTCGTCGTCCACGTCCTCGCTGAACCGCTTGCGCACGAGGATCTCGACCACCACGTCGCGGCGATAGGTGCCGTTGCTGGTCCGCTTGCGGCTGGAATGCGAGGGGACGACGAGCACGTTGACGGTGCTGAAGTCTTCGATTTCCGCCGCGGTCATGTAGGTGCGGACGGCCCCCAGCGGCTCGGTGAAGACTTCGGCTTCGTCGGCAGCGTCCAGCAGGTCGACGACGGCTTGGCAGATTTCTTGGACTCGGTTGTTCATTGGGGCTGATCATCACGCGGAGCGTGATGACTACAATTTGTCAAACTCGTTTGGTTCTGATTTCCCATTCGTGGCCGCCTCTGTAGCTGGTGACCGCCGGACCGGCGATGTTGGGCAGGACCTCCCACGCGGCGCCGCCGGCGTCGATCAGGCGGTCGCCCTTCTGCGGTTCGACCGCTGCACCGTCGATCAGGTACGCGGTCTTTCGCACGAGCCAAGTCCGATCGACGAGGATGACCATGCCGGCGTCGGCGCTTTCGATCCGGCCGGCCTGGTCGGTCCAGGAGGCGGTGACGTTTGGGGTCGTGATTGCGCCACGCTGCAGAGTGACCGGTTCGCCGAACAAGCGGTCGGCGGCCGGTGCGACGAATCGTTCGTACAGCGTGTCGAAGGGGGTGGGCATGGGGATGGTGGGGGAAGGTTACCAGTGGGCTAACGCCACACGGCTCGCCGAGGGCACCGGTGGGCTTACGCCACACCGCTCGCCGGGGGCACGGCTCGCCGTTAGGTGGTGATGTTGCTCAGGAGGTAGGCGGCTTCGGTGTAGAGGATCTTCTCCTCGACTTCGTGGCGGACGCGGCAGACGTCGCCGCGGCTCTGGTCCTCGTAGTAGGTCTCGATCGTGCCGCCGATCCGCGAGCCGTCCTCGCCCCAGTGAAGCGTGCGGCTCAGGCAGGGCTCTTCGATGTTGTCGGTCTCCGCGACCCGGGCGATCATGGCGTACTCGTCGCTCCAGATCGACGAGATGCTCACGGCCTGGCCTTCGTTGGCCGTGTCGCGAGCACCGCCAGCGACGATGACGTATCGCAGATCGAATACGCTGGCCAGGACGGCGGCGGTGATCTTGCTGGGCTCGATGGACGAACCGGCACCCTGCGAGGCGATCATGTCCGTGACCTCGTCGCAGCGGCGGAGGTTGCGGAATACCTTGCGGTTGATGATCAGGGCGTTGGCCCAGAGTCCGCACGCCTGCCAGATCGCCATGACGGCGTTGTTCACGTCGGTCACGGGCGTGGCGTTGGTGAAGTCGTCCCACTCGTTGGTGACGCCCGCCGTCCGAGCGGCGAACGTGGTGGCGTTGAAGATCAGGTCGGCGACGCGCTTTTCCTGCGCCCGGAGCACGATGTCCAAGGCGGTGGCGGCGCAGACGGTCTCGAAGTCGAAGAACGAGCGGTACATCTTCGACTGGCGGCGGTCGACCGGGATTTCGATGCCCTTCTCCTTCGTGCCGAACGTGGTGTCCTCGAAGGTGAAGTTGGCCCGGTTGTAGTTGCCGCGGCTGTCGCGGCCGACTTCCGGCTCTTGCAGCAGCTGCTTGAGCGGGATCTTGCCGAACGTGCCGGACTGGACGGCCGACTCGAAGACGGGCGCGACCTGGTTGCCGATGAAGCCGCGTTGGTTCATCAGGACGTCGAAGTCGAACATCGTCCCCAGGTCGGGACGGTATCCGTTCAGTGCGGTGCGAGGGGCTGGCATGGGGTGGTCTCCTTGGTGGCAGGTTATTGGTGGGCGGGGTGTGGGGATTACCCGTGGGCTAACGCCCTACGGCTCGCCGGGGGGCGTCGGGGTTCGCTGGGGATTATCCTTCGACGGTCCAGGTGCCGACGCCGAAGCAGGCGACCCAATCGCCGTTTCCGTCCGCGATCAGGCGAACGCTTTCGCCTTCGTCGTCGGCGCTGATGTACTTGTTGTCCGTCTGCTTCGCGCCGTTGATGTAGATCGCGCCGGCGGCGCCCGGGTCGATGCGAAGTTCCTGAGCGGTCATCACGACGAAGTCGAAGTAGTCTCCGACAACGGCGTCCTGGGGCAGGGTCAAGGTCACGGCGGCGAGGGCGCCGAGGTTCGTACAGACCTTGCCGGTTTCGGCCTTGGTCAGCGTGTCGTCGGCGGTGAAGATTTCGATGGCTTTGTTGACGGCCGGGTCGTTGATCGCGGGGCTGGTGAGCGTCTTGTTGGTCAAGGTCTGGGCGGCAGCCGCGCCGACCAGGGTGTCGTCGGCGTCCGCCGGGCCGGTGTAGGTCCGGTTGCCGGTCAGCGTGGCGGGGGCCTGGTAGTAGGCCACGAAGTTACCGGTGCCGCCGGTCTGGCTCTTCAGGCCGGCGCGGGGCTTGCCGAGATCCGAATCGACCTGGAACGTGGCGGCCGTCGTGCCGGTGATCGCCGTCGAGATGTCGGCGTTGCCGACGGGCAGGACTTCCAAGACGTCGCCGTCGGCCGTGACCGACTCCAGGGCCTTGCCTTCGACGACGGTTCCGGTGCTGGCGACTTTGCCGTTCGCGGCTGCGTAGATTTCGTTGCCGCCGGTGATGGCGCCAGAGGCGGTCATCTTGCGGGTGCCTTGGGCGTTGGCGAGATAAATCGCACAGTCGGCGCCGGCGACGTGGTATCGCTCGGTGACGCCGATCGCCATGTCCGTAACGCCGGCATAGCCGACGGTTCTGGGCGAGGTCGTGGGGTCGGTGATCTTGACGCGGCGGAACGCTTCGAGGGCGGTCGCGGCTTTGAAGGTCTTGCGGGGGCCTTCGATGTGTTGGCTCATGGGTGGGGTCCTTGTTTCAAATCGTTGAACAGCAGGGAACGGAGGGAACGGAGTGGCGAGGGGGGCGATTTAGGGGCGCGCCGACTTCGGCACACACGGCCAACAAGTAGGCCGTGCCACACCGACGTTAATCGCACGGGACGCTGGCGTTGAAGGCGGCGAGGTAGGCGAGGTGTGCGTCGGGGTGCTGGACGACACAGGCTCGGGTGGCTTGGGCGAGGGTCTTGCCGGTTTGCTGCTCGGCTTCGATCAGCGCGTTCCAGTTGGCGATGGCGTCGGGGTCGATCGACGGCGAGCTTTTGCCGGTGGCTTTGGTGCCGACGGCCTCGACGCCGGGGCGCTGCTGGGCGGCGACGATCCGCCTGTTCTGCTCGGTCATCCAGGCGGTCTGCGCCTGGGCGAGGGTCGCGCCGGCGGCGAGCTGCGAACAGAGGAACGCCGGGTCCGCGCCGACACAGCCGGCGACGAGTTCCTGGTAGGACGCGGGACCGGCGACCGGGGGCTTGGCGAGTTGGGGTTGCGGGGCTGCGGGGGGCACTTCGATGGCCAGGGCGGCATCGACGGCCGTTTCGACGAGCGAGGTTTGCATCGGTTCTCTCCTTGGTTTGACTTGGGATTGGAGTTCGGATAACGCCTGGTCGAAGCTGCCGATGGCGTCGATCAGGCCCAGTGTTTTGGCTTCGGCGGCGAGGTACGCGCGGCCGTCGGCCAGCTCGCGGACCCGCGCGGCGGTGAGCATCGAGCGGCCTGCGGTTACGCCAGCCAGGAAATACTCGTTCAGCCCGTCCACCGTTCGTTGCATCTCGGTCAGATGCTCGGCGGTGATCTCGGTACCGGGGGTGCCGGCGCCTTTGAAGGCCCCGGCGCGGATGACGTGGACCTTCACACCCTCCATCGCGGCCATGCCGCTGGTGTCCTGGACCACGCCATACGTGCCGATCGAGCCGATCAGGGCCGTTTCGTTGGCGATGATCCGCGAGGCTTGCGAGGCCGCCCAGTAGGCGGCGCTGGCGGCCATGTCCTCGACGTAGGCCCAGACGGGTTTCTTGGCCTTGGCGGCGGCGATCTCGTCGGCCAGCTCTTTCGTGCCGGCAGCCGTGCCGCCGGGTGAGTCGATCCGCAGTAGGATGGCGCCGATGTCGGGGTCACTTGCGGCGGCTCGGATGTCGCGGCGGGCCTGGACGGTGGATGTGCCGCCGCCCATGCTGGCCTGCTGCTTCATCAGCTTGCCGGTCAAGCTAATCATCGCCACGTCGCCGGTTGTGTCGCTGCGTGAAAAGGGGACAGGACCCTTTTGCCGGAACGGCCCGGAGGGTGCTTCGCACAAAAGGGTCCTGTCCCCTTTTCGCGCAGCCTGCTGTTGCAGATGGATGTGCAAGTCCGTCTTGCGGAACAGCTCGAGCGTTTGCGTGAGCGCGTCGGGCAGGATCGCCCACGGGCCGATCCACTGCTCGTAGTAGGGAACTTGCAGTTCAGTCATCGTCACCCTCGTTGGCTGGTTTCGGTTCGTTGGCCGGGGCGGGTTTCGAGGCGGGGCGTGACCGGCTCTTGTTGCCGGGCGTCCCGCGCTGCTGGACGCTGACCTGCACGCCTTCGGGCATCGGCCAGGTCAGGATGTCCCGCCAGGTGAGATCGAGCCCCAGGCGGGCGTTCAGCTCTTCGGCCTTGGCGTGGGCCAGCTCGATCCGCGCCCCGTGGTCGGCGACGATCTCTTCCGTCAGGTCCCCGAAGTCGATCCCGCGCGAGGCCGCCAGCCGCCGCGGGGAGGACAGCAATCCCTTGGCCTGCAGGATGTCAGCCGTCGCGTCGTCCACCGGTTGGATGTAGGGCAGCTCCTGAGCGTGCCACACGTGGGCGAACGGGTTGACTTCGCCGGCCGGGATGTAGCCGAGGGACGCGCGGAGGGAATCGGCACGCTCGACGGCCTTGCGAAGCGCACTGTCGGTCACGGCCCACTGGCGGACTTTCCATTCGTACACGGGACCGTGGAACGAGGTCATCATCCAGGACTGGATTTCACGCCACCGCTGGCGGGCCTGGTCGATCGCGCCCCGGAAGCCGCTGTAGTTCGTCTCGCTGGCGTCCAGCAGGAACACGCACAGCGGCAGGTCCAGATTCACGGCGAGGATGCCCAGCAGCATCTGCGAGTGCTCGAAGAATTGCAGCCCCGGCAGCGTCGGGACGAAGCCCCGCAGCCGCTCGCCCTTGTACCCGTAAATCTCGAACCCGGGCGCGATGTCGGTCAGGGTCCGCGTCTCGCCGTCCGGCCGCGTTTCGGTGGTTTCGCTGTGGTCCCCACCGCCGGCGAATGGCAGGACCGGGGCTCCGGCGTCCATTTCGCGGAGGATCGTGTAGCAGGATTGGATCTTGGCGGCCACCAGGTTGGCGAACTGCAGGTCGTCCCAGTGGTCGGCCGTGTCCGCCATCGGGGCGAAGGCCGTCACACCGCGGGTCTGGCTGCGGCGGTCCGGCAGGTAGTGGTGGAACACCTGGCGGCGTCCTCGCTGGTCGCGAGCGGGGATCTGCGTGATGTCGTTCACGCGGGTGACCGAGCGCCAGGGCTCGATGTCTTCCTTCGTGAACCAGTAGGCCAGGCGTCGGCGCCGTTCGTCCTGCTGGACCCCATGCACGACGTTCTTGGTCGTGTTGCGAGGCGTCTTGAGCCGATGCCCTTCCTGCGATTCGATCCCGCCGTCTCGATTCGGCAGCGAGCAGATGTCGCCGTCGATGATGACGTGCTGGAGGGTCAGCTTCTCCATCCCGTGGAAGTCGAGTTCCTGCTGATCGTCGCAGGCTTCGGGCGAGCGGGACCATTCGGCCCAGCGGTAGCCGTTCACGTCGTCGATGGCCTTGTCGCCGCTGTCGCTGTCCAGCACGAAGCCGCGGCCCACGACGTTGGCGACCAGGCGGCGGACGCCCTGCATGACCAGCGGGTTGTTGCGGGTCATTTCGCGGGCCATTTCCATCGCGCCGAAGTAGGCGGACTCGGTGCGGTAGTGGTAGTCGGCGTGGGAGCCCAGCGTCATGATGCCGGTCTTGGTCCGCTTGTACCGCGAGGCTTTCCCGATATCGTAGTCGGACTTCAGCTCGGCGAACTGCTCCAGGATGCTGCCCGCCATGCTTTGTGGTCGGCGTTTTGCAGTCATCCTCGGAAGTTCTCCATCGACAGGTAACGGACCCGCCCGCTGCCAGCGCCCGTGGTTGCGGGGTGGGCATCTTTCCACCGCTGGGCCGCTTCGATTTCGGCTTGCAGGGATTCGCGGGTGAACGTCTGCGGGCCACGCCCGGCGGACAGGGGCAGCCGATTGCGCAGGATGCGGCAGGCGGTGATGAAGGCGTCGGCCTTCGCGCGGCTGCTGTCCTCTTCATACGAAGCGTTGTCGTCGTATGCGGCGAGGACTTGGGCGTCGGTCGAATTGCTGCTCAGCGTGGCCATGAACTGAGCATGAAGAAATCCGGGCGGGGCGTAAAGACAAATGGGGGTTATACCGGAGGTATATCTGGCGGGACCGCAGAATCGACGCTGGCGGACGTGGGGGATCCTGCGAGCGCGTTCTGCCGCCGAGACCAGCGGCAGAATACTCACACCCGTTCGGATGGGATTGGACGCAAGGCACAGCGATTCCGCCGCTTAGGATGTCCAGCTGTTTACTGGCGATTGCGTATTCTGCCGCCGGAAAGTCACTCCATAAAACCGATGGCCATTCGAGGGGCCGCTGGAGAGGTATCGCCTGCATGGTATATGGACCACATAAAACGCGTACCCAGTCGAAGGGAATTCGCCGCAACAGCTTGCCAGACAGCCGCTTCTTCGCTAGGCTCATGACTCGGTCGATGAGCGTTCTGTGGCCAAAATCGCCGCAGTAACTAATTATTGGTCCCGTAGAATTAGAAGTTCGTCCGCAGAACCCGGGGCCGCTGAAATCTCCGTTGGCCAGACGCCACGGTTCCCGGCATCGCTGGCTTCGGCCGGATCTGTCCGCTATCGCATCCTCTGTGTCCTATTGAACAGGAGGCAACAAAGACAACAGAGGCATGCCCTGGTCTCCGTTACCTTTGTTTCCTCCTGTTCAAAATTTACCTGCCCTTGGCCGCGCCGTTGGCGATTCCAAGAAAAAATCCTGTTGAAAGACCGTCCGGTCGGCTACGCTGCAGGGCTCCGATGTACTCTTCCCGCTATCGCATTCCCGGAGCCGCAGAAAAACGTGCGGCTCGTCTAGCAAAACCAAGCCATCCCGGCGATGGCCCGGCCTGCCCTGAATGTCCCGCGTCCACGTCCACGGCAAAAGACGATTGCCGCCGCGCCGGCCGTGCGGTAAGATGACGGTCGTTCGACTGGGCGACGGTCGCCCAGTCCCGTGCCGGCCGCGGACGAACCGTGCGGACGAACCAAACGATGCACGCCAGCGGCGGATGGGATCGGGCGGCATGGAAAGCGTTTTGACCGCCGCGGCGTGATCGCGGTCGTTATGTCCCTTAACAGCTTTGAGACCCACCATGTATCGAATTCTTGCATGTCTACTTGCTGCGTCGGCATTGATCGGATGCGGCGAAAGGCCGACGAGTCAGGACCCGCTGGCGACGCCATCCCGCACGTCCGCACCACCGCCCACCGTCGTCCTCGAAGAGGCGAACGAACCCGTCGCCACGAACGTCACGGCCGAGCTAACGACCGAACAGACTGACTTTGGCAATGAATGGAAAGCGTCATCCACGGAAGAGCGTCGAAGAATGGCGGATTTGGCCAAGGTGTACCCGCTATTTCAAGGCGCAACGAAGCCTCAGATCAAGGCGGCGCTCGGCGTGCCTTCCGGGGCGGGGATTGACCGATTCGGTGATGACGTGATGCGCTACGAACTTGGGGATGTGCCGGGCGCCGACGGCGGCGGTAAGTACCATTTGACGTTTGTCTTCAAAGATGACGTGGTTGTTACTGTAATGGGAAACTTTATCTCGATATCGCCTTGAATCGATTGGACATAACCAGTCGCTGGACGTGCGGACTGGAAATGGTTTGTTGACAAGCGGGTGTGAACCCCGCCGGAGTAGCTCCTAGCCAGAGGCTCCGTATCGAGTGTTGCAGCGTTGGTATAAGGGCGGCAAAGTGGGTGGTAACCAGACACTCCTCCGAAGTCCAGCGTTGAAGCGTACACAGAAAGGACGCGAGGATGAATGGACCGGGCGTAGCCGTCCGGCTGTGAATGGTATTGAGCTCCGAAATCTTGGTATCTATCGGATCCTGCCCAGGGCGTGTCCATACCTGAAGGCCACACCGATCACCGCGTCTTGGCAAGCGGTGATCGGAGACCCGGAGTCGAAGGCCCATTCGCGTGTCACATCATGTCAGCAAGGCAACCAGTGAGGCCCTGAAGTTCTTGGACGCATCATGAAGACCAATCATGCCCGTCCGAGTATGCCCGACAAGCCTCGCAAGCAAGGGAGGCAAATGACAACAGGGAGTCCGAAGGATGCGAAGTACCGTTGAAGCTCGACAACCGATCGAGTGGATCGAAGCCGGGTAATGCCGGTGCAGGGAAGGCATCCAAGCCAGTGCGCGTGGCGACCGAGACGCCCTCCGGACACAGTGCCGGACTTTGGGCGATTTTCCGGCGTCCACGCAGCGGGCGTCAAGCCCGCAGGTGCTGGTGGGGAGCCGGGTGCGTTAACGGCGCACGCCCGGTTCTGGGAGGGGCCAGGGGTCAATTGGACAGGGATCAAATATTGTGACACCACCAGAGGAAACGGGTGGCAACGGGGAATACAAACTTCGTCCTAAATCGCAGAGCCGTACACCCTACTCGCCGGGAGCGGCGGCATCCCGGCTGTTTGAAATGGAAGCGTCATGGGCCGCCGCCCCCGTGATGCCTATTCGTTCCGCGTCGGCTATGGCCTTTCCTGTAGCTGCTCGATCAGCCACACCACGGCGTCGTTGCGATTGAAGACTTTTCGACCGTTGGCGAGCTTCGCCCCGGTCTCCTTCAGGCCCCACCAGAGGCGATGTAGGAGGTTGCGGCCGGTGTGACTGCGGCTCTTGATGAGCTGCAGGTTGACGTGGGCTTTGCAGAACGAGGGCGTGCCGTCCAGGCCGGGCGGGTTGTCGCACAACGGGACCTCGATCAGCACGGTTTTGATCTGGCGGATGATTTGCTGGACCGACGGAGCTGGCTGGGCCGGCTCGACGGGGGGCGGCACGTCGGCTTGCTGGTCGGTCAGCGTGATGTCGGGCAGAGGCTCGGGCTGCGCCAGTTCCGGGGCGGACTCCGGCGTGGGGCTGGGCAGGGGCGTAACGGCTAACGAGTCTTTGTTTACGGTCACTCGGGGCATGGGGGATCTCCTTATCGGGGTTGTTGAAAAAGGGGGACAGGCACCGATCGTCCTGAACGGAGCCAGTCCCCGTTTTTCAACGGGGTTGAATCCATGAAGTTCCGGACGGGGTGTCTTGGTCTCGGGGCGGGGGTTTTTTGGCGGGTTTGGTCGGGGAGTTTTGTTTGGGGCGGATGGTCCACAGGCCCCAGATGGTGCGGGCGGCGATGGCGTAGGCGGTGGCGTCGAGGTAGTGGTTGGCTTTCTGGCTGCGGAGGTGGCCGGGGCGGGAGCCTTCGGGGACCCAGCGGTACGAGCCGTTGGGTTGCTTCTGCCACTCTTCGCTGAGGATGTGGCCGGCGG